GGTCTCCTTTAAGACCACCTAACCTAACGGTTAGGCAACGCCCGCATTCTTAAGAGATACTATGTATCTCAATGCACGATTCGACAGAATCTTCCGAACGGAACAAGGAGTAATTCCGAAGGGCGTCTCGACATCTTGTAAGATCATCGGGGTGTCAACCACCACTACAATTTAAGGAAATTGTTAAAACCCGCGATTATAGTTCGCGAAACTAAATTTTAGGTCTTCCGACCAGCTCATACGCACGCATCAATCAAATCACCTCCAAGCTTACCATTGTATAGGTACTCGAAAGTGACTGTATGACGCGTTAACGCTACCAAGCAGTACTCTTGATCCTTAAATAGATCGCATCTGATCGATTTAAGTCTCACGAGAACTACGTGTTTTACAGAGATGCCCTGAGCCTCATGCACCGTCTTTATGTTTTCCTCGACCCATTCTTTTGAAACGGGGAAGTCCTTAGCGCGTGTTTGTAACGCGGCTTTATCAGCCTGCGTCATTGTGAGATAAAATTTGTCTGCCTCTATAGATATCTGGTTAACTGAAGTAATAGAGCGCTTAGACAGTGATTTTTCCACTTTTGATTTCGAACGCCAGGACTCGTACTTGGTGTGTCTGTTACCGCATTTCTTTTTCAGATTCTTCACAGCAGCAACGACATCTTGCGGACACCTGTACGTATCAGTTGTGACTTCACGATGATCATACTCCAGCTTATTGTGAGTCATCCTGAAGTCAGCATCTCGAGATTTGAAACTTATCTGCTCCGTGTCACCAAAGGCAAGAACTTGGTTACACCGACTCACGGAGGTTACCGCTAGAAGTTGTCCATAGTGCATCAAACCCGCTTCGTCGATCAAGAGACGTTTACACGGTGGCAAGCCGTGCATAAGGGCGGAATCGGCCGTCCTAATGTACCTCAACGCCGTCTCTGTATTCGGATTTTTGGGGAACAAAGCCTTCCTCACATCGTCGGCCGATTTTCGGTTGGCTGTCACTACAACATCTTCTTCAAACTGGAACGCGTTTTTAATAGCGGTTGTTTTTCCGCATCCAGCTACTCCGTCACAAAGCCTGATTTCACAGTTTGGAACGCTCACATCCTGACATGCTTTGGCAAGGGCCTCCTGATTCGAACATAAACACGTCTTATCAACAAGATACAGCTCGTTATCGAACTTAGGACCTAAGCCCTTCTCGTTATACCCCACGACATATTCATATTTTAACGGAAACGCCCATGTGCCATCCGGCTTATGCACGTTTATCATGTCATCAACCCGTTGGTACGTCCTTATCATGGCCATGTTATGCACTTGGCCGGCTTTGGCTCCAGACAAAGTCCAGAGCTGACGAAGATTCGAACTAGTGTTCTCGTGTAGACGCTCGCAGTATTCTTTATATTCACGAAGAGCACCAGTTCTCGACACCATTCGCGGGTCTAGATTGTCACGCACGGAGTGTGAAGACTCCGGCGGATCCATGACACCATTGATGGCGGGCCCAGCAGCCTGTTTAACGTCGTCGCAGACGGACTCAAGAGGAGGTATTTCATCAGACGCGTCTTCGAAGATTTCTGCCTCTTCTGATGATAAACGTATTTGTTGTTCCAACCTTTTCTTCTCCTTCTTGGTCTTTGCGGTGTTTAACTCATCAACCGCTCTTTGTAAAAGGTCCTCACCCCCCAAAAGACTCCTAAGTCTCGAAACCGGAACGCTGTCGCATTCAAATTCCTTGACATCGGATATTTTGGAGAGGAACGTCAGACTGTCTTTATAACTATCCAATTTAAGGAACGGAAACGTTGAGGCCAAAGCAGCTCTCACTTTCCCAGGACCTCCAATCGAAACATCACCACCCCACCATAAGCGTGTCTTAAAATGGTTGAACCAGCCCTTCCATTCTAAGTCGTCGTAGAACTCTTTCAACCTCTCATATTTTTGGTAGAGATTGAGGGTTAGCGCGAAAGCAACAAAATGGTACTCAGATACTTCGAGTCTCTCACCAGCCATGATGGCCTGACCATTTATGATAACCGTCGAGGATTTAGCCGAGAGAACCGAAGCAACAGCTTTCAAATTCTCCGTCCACTCTTTATTGTCTTTGAAACATCTAAAAGATATCTCTTCGACCTCTCTGACGGTAGTCTTAGCTACTCTCACGTTCTTCCACTTCAAAAGATTCCACTCTTCGGGGATTTTCACGTAAACGTAATTAGAGATGTTCTCGAACCAAACGCAGTGCCTCAAGGTTTCCCTTGGAACGCGTAGGTTCGTTGCGATGATTTTGTATGTCATGATGTTGCATCTAAGTACTTCTCTTTCAAGCAGATATGTGGTCCCTCCGACGTAAGCGACAGAGGATTCATAAAAGGACCTCAAATTAGCCCAAGTATGGACATAAGATAAGGTACTCTCATTCATAAAGTCAAACTTAACCACTTCTTTAGATCCTTCACCGACACGTTTCCAACGGCAGTTCAGGAGAGGCATCACTCCCTCCTTATCAAAAAGCATGGCCCCATCAAACATGATTGTGCCTCGCAAAATTCTGACCCCGTGGCTTTTCATCGCATTACATAAACCCTGGAAACCCATGTCATAGCCACCGTGAATACATATAGCCCAATCGGCCTGATGTTTGCAGTCTTCGGCTTTGTTCAGACAGAAGTTGGGAACAACGTCTTCATGCTTGGTCTCCAAAAGTCTACGCATTCTACATAAACGCTCTTCGTGCCTAGCAGCATCTCGCAAACCGAGGACAGGGCAACAAGAATGTACCCTGTGGTCTCCTCTGCTATAGTGATGCCAATAGGATCCACCGAAATCGCATACAGCGTCTCCAGCGGGGAATTGTCCCAGACAGTCGTAATGTTCTGCTATTCGCAGTGCTCCAGCCAAGCTGTGTGGCGCGTCATATTCCTGAGTTAGGTTGACCGAGAATGCGCCTCCATAGCGTGCACGAAACGCGTCCGTTTCGGCAGGAGTCATCTTATTTCTTACCGTGATTGTCTTGGATCTTTTCGCGTGTTCGACCTGTTCTAATAATTGCCTTGTGACCTGGTCGTTCACGATATCCTCAGCGCCTCGGCTCATGGCGCCTCTCTCAGCAATCAAACTCGACAAATCCATTTCTGAAACTAGTCAAGTAAGAAACGTAAGTAACTTGAAAAAGAAAATTTAAAAGTTGATAATCTCAGGGATCGGAAAGGAATTGAACCTCTCTTCCTTCAATTTAT